GCAGTTTGTAAAAGAGTATCAACTTGTTGTGTTGATGGATCTGCTGCTGATTGAAAATCATCAAAAAACATTTGATTAGATTGTTCGTATTCAGTTTGTGAGATTGTGTCATCTTCTGGAATATTGACAGTAATTTCATAAGGTGTATTTGGGTTTGGTGTTGTTACTGGTGTTGGGTCAGGTGTTGTAACATCAGGCTCAATAATTTCGTCAGTTGTTGGGTCAATTAATGGTTGTCCGTCCTCAGTAGCTTTAATGGCTGCTTGAGTTGGTTTTACAAATTCAGCAGGAACATAATCAGGTGATTCAGGGCTTGAGGTTTGATAATTACCACTAGCAACAGATTTTAAATAATCATTAAATTGGTCAGAAACTTGAGGTTCATTAACAGCATCAACAGAATCAGGGCTTAAAAAAGGGTCGTTTTCTCGTTCTGAAAATGGTTTCCAATCCCAACCAGAGTAGGGATCATCTGTCATGGAATCAGATAAAGCGGTTGACATTTGTTGAGTAGAAGCAAGTAAAGGAGCAAATTGATCGCGTGTAGATTGATTAACACAAAAAGCGACATCGTCCCAATATGGAATTGGGTGAGAGTCAGGGCATTCTTTAGATATAAGGCTTTTAACAAAAAATGGTTGAATATTAATAAAAGTTTCTCGGGGTTGACAAATTCGGTTGAAATTATCCCACTTTTGATAGGTAAATAAGACACCATGTGAATTAAATTGGTAATCGGTTGTTGCTGAATTTGTTGTGCATGGTTCTTGTGAAAGTGCAGATAAACTTGATTTTACAGGAGATACAGAAGCAGAAGAACAACGTTGGTCGATAACTTCTGATGATGTATTTGCATCGAATTCAATAGAAGCGTGAACAATATTATTATCTTTACAATCATATAATACTTTGGATTGTTCAAGCATAGGTACAAGTAAATTTTGAGGTGTTTCGCCTTGTGATTTGTACCATTGATTATCTTCGTCTTGAAAAAAAGCTAAGGCAGTTAAACCAGCAATAGCCCATGGATTTTTTCTAAGAAGTTGTTTTGCTAATGTAGATGGTGAATTTGTTTTAAAAGTGGCAACAGCAAAGCGACCGTTATTAGTAACAGTTGCACCAAAGCGAGAAGTAGCTTTATTAGTAAAAGGATAAGGGGCGAAACGTGGATTATTACCAATGGGTTTTAATTGGGTGTATTGATTTAATTGGGGTAAATTGGCAAACGCTGAAAAAGTAAAAAGAAGTGTTAAAAATAAAATAATTAAACGCATAATATCCCTTTATCTTATAGTAAAAAAAACTCGTAGAGGTGCGGACACAAGGCCACGCACACACCACGAGAATTTTTTACTAACGATTAATTAACCGTTAGCACCTTTATTGATAAAGCGGCTTAACAATGACATACCGACAGAAGATGCAAGAACTACGGCTAGAATTGCAAAACCTGCGGCAACAGCTAAACCAACATCACCGAGAACCTCAGTTTGAATGGCTGTAATGACTGTTGAATCTAAAGCAGCATTAGCAGAGCCAGAAACTAAGGCAGTTACGGCAGTTAATGAAGCAACAGTTTTAGTCTTGTTACGGCTTAAAAAATTAACTAGTTTTTTCATGGTATTTTCCCTATTTAAATTAATATGTGCCTGTGGCACGTTTAAAATATGTCTCTACAAAAGCAAAGACTTTTCCTGATCCATAACCAGAAAACCAAAGAATGATTGAGTAACCAATTATGGAAGAAACTTCGAGTATCATTTTTTTACACCTGTATTGAATCCGCTATAAAATGAAAACAAAAAAATAGCAGCAGTAATAATTTGTGTTAAATGTTCGTCAATCATTAACCGACCTGTTTTAATGGTTGAGAGTTAAGAACAGTTAAAACGCTAGATTGAGGGACGTATAATTGTTTGTAATCACCAATTGAGATTTCAAGTTCAACGTCATTTTGGTAATTATCTGCAAGTGATTTCATAAAAGCAGCGTCATTTTGTTTTTGTTCACTGATACGAATTTCTTTAGTAATTGAACTTTTAAAACCAAATGAATTAGTAATAGGAACATTAATTCCAAGGGCTTTAAATGGACGATTTTGTCCGTCTTTTGTTCTGTATGAATCGTCTTTTGTGCCGATTAAAGTACCGCGTATAAAAATTCCATGTTCCATGGTGTTACCTCGTTTTTGTTTAAAAAATTATTAACTAACTGCTCTTAATTGAACTTGATCACATAAGTGCTCAGGCTCAACAAAATTTGTTGGGTGTTGTTTTGAAAAATCTACATTGATGACTCTAAGCATTGGAACAACGTTTGAAGCAATACCTTTTAAGTTTTGTAAGTGGGCACGACTAACGACAGTAGTGAGTTCTTTCATGTTTCTGTAAAAAGTTTTTTCAGGTGTTGTGCGTTTTACTTCCTCAAAACCCTCATTTTTAAAGGAACGATAAAATCTAAAAAGGCGCTCGGCTTTTGAATAACTGGTATTGCCGTTTTTTGTGGTTGTTGAAAATTCAATTTTTAATTTATTTAGTATTTGTTCATCATTAAATATGTTCATGTTCTCATTCCCCAAAGCGGCAAATACGTCTTTAAAAGCCTCAGTCCAAAGTGATTCAATTAAGCAAGTTTTAAAATTTTGTGCGTAGTCTACAAATTCGTTAATTAGTGTTGGTATAGATAATCGTTTTAACATTCGAGGAAGAATTGAAGCCTCAAAACGTAAAGCATTTTGAGCAAAAGCCATTACATCAGGGCTTTGTAAAACATCGAGTTGTTTTTTATAAAGTGGTAGATTTGAATTTTTTACTTTTTGTAATAGGTCGTTAATTTGGTGCTGTAATTCAGCGCCCTTTAAATATATTTTTAATTGTTTGTGTCGTGATGATTTTTTGCCATCTCCAGCAATACCGAAATAACACGTAGTAGCATGACTATTTTTTGATGAACGAGTTTGACCAGATGAAATATTTTTAAGTGCAGCTATGGCTTGCCGACCTTGGCTTTGACTTTCTAATTGAGCAGTAAAAGTGACATCAATTTGTTTTAGTTCGGAGAGATGCCACTCAAGCATATTTGAAATACTTGGCATACCAGTATTAAAAGCTTGAACAAGTGAATAAACACACTTTTCAACATCGCAAGTTCCGTAAACATTATGTGATTGTAAAAGTTTTGCAGGGCTTGCCTTGATTTCAATGTGAGGCCAATAATTTTGACCACCTGAAAAAATTTTAAATGATAAGGTTGAATTGCTACTGGGGATTGACTCGTAAGGGTGGCGTAAACGGGAAACTTCTACAGAGCCGTCAGGATTGTATTCAACTTCGCCACTCTCCAACTTTGCACCATTCCATTGACAAGCTTGTAAATCGACAAGACCACGATTTTCGGCTGCATCACCGCAGACAAACTCTTCTTTAAATGGTATTGAAATCCGTATCAAATCTATCATTAGTAAATATGTTTACATGTTAC